TTCTGTAATTCTGAAATCATTCTCAAAAAGAATATCTGTAGCTGAAAAATTCGCACAGTTCACACTATTAGTTATTATACCGCCATTGAAGGTTATTTGACCCGTGTAGACGTTGGGACATCGAGCTTCGGCTAAAACACCACTTGTTATGTCGCCAGCTGCATGGTTGTGGCCTGCCGGAGTATAACGCCCATTTGGATTAACATACATAGGGTCATAGCTCACACCTTGAGCTTCAAGAACATAACCGCTTCCGCCTCTCGGCATGCGCCCTAACGGAAATTGGCCACTTATAATTTTAGACGCTGGAAGACTTGGAATATCCCCCGCGGCCAGAAATGCATACATAGGGTCATAACCAGCCCCATATGCCCTTAGAAATTTTCCAGCAGTATCTCGCGGCATGCGGCCTAATGGAAACTCTCCGCTTGTGATTATAGCTGCGTCAGCCGTCACATTCTGTAAAACACGAGCTGAAGTAATAACTGCATAGTCTCCTATGTTGAGCGAGCCAAGTTTGCCTATGCCGTCAACATCAATTTCATAAACCCAAATTTTTGCCAGACGTTTAGTGTCGGAGCCTATATGTCCTGAATTATCCGAAACTGGCAGCAAATCAGTTTTAAGCTCAAATTCTCCTGGTCCCACACGTTTAAGCCAAGTGTCCAGAGCTGTTTCTCCGCCAGGACCAAACTGTAACGTTTCCTTGTTTATTCTGAATTTAGGATTTGTTTCCTCTTTCGTTTTGATTTGAATGTATCCGTCGGTGTAAAGAAAGAGATACATTGTATGAACTTCTTTCCAACGAAAAGTTTCCGAGCCTACAGTTCCATGGCCGTCATCCATTGCGTTGAATTGATGATCTCTTATTGCAGTTCCAGCTTTATTTTTTGTGCGGAAAACGACTATTGCAGGCGTGTCAGATTCGGGTCCAATGTGTGAAGGAGCAATCCAGCCTCTGATTGGGTCCCAGCCGCCATCATCTTCGCTAGACCAGGGATCTCCTGATTCATCGCCTACTTCGTGTCCTGTATGATGTGCGCCTATCCCGCCACCACCCCAAGCCCCTGAAGGAATGCCTTTTTTCCCAAGCTTAGTCCGAGCAAGCTTTTCTACAGTTACGGTTGTGGCTCGCATCCCATAAAGATAATCAGCTAGAAAGGGTGGAACCTTTCCGAGCTCAGCATTGATCTCAAGCGTTTGTCTTGCCGGATCTACATAATATTCAACGGTTTCTATCCGAAAATAAGAGTCAACATTTTCATTAGGCAACGTAACATGAACTTTGTCCCCTGGAAGGAGAGGGCTATTACCATAATCCAAAACAGTTGTTCTAAACTTCACATATTCCGCGGGGTCTTTCAAATAATCAAGCAAAGCTTTTGCTCTTAGATCGCATTCATTGTCCGATACAAGTTCCTCGTCGACTTCAACAAGCTCCCGAGGCTGTCCGTCAGTGTATTGTTCTTGACTTGTCGTATCCTCTCTGGTTGCTGAGTATCTGCGGCCTCCGAAATATAAGCCACAAATCCAAAAATCGCCGGAGCCCGCACCACTAAACCAACAATCGACTCGGACTTCTTTCACTTTCTCCCAATTAAAGCCGGACTCGACTTGTTCCCATTCCAATTCGTAGCCAAGACCCACTTTAAGATCTGTTTTGTGCCAATCAGCTGTTCCAAGTGTTATGTTTTTAACCGCGGTTTTCGCCGTGTCGTCATAAAGGACAATAGTTACGTTTCCATTATAGGCCTTCTGCAGAAAAGCGATGAGGCTGAGAAGCGGATAAAGGTTAGTGTTTACTTCTTTTCCATCGGCTAACGTGAATTTCATGCTGCCATAATAGAGACTTACAGCATGCAGTTTTATGCTTGCGGTGCATCTTGGCTTGAAAGTTGTGTCCAAACTTACCTCGCCAGAAATCGCGCTCCAAGCTCCATCAGCAGGCGTTAAACTTTCGTTCCAAGCGCATTTATTAGCCGGCACGCTCTTATCAGCTAATCCTTCAACAATTATTTTGTTGCGAATGCGATGGATATCCCTACCATACTTGATATGTTCAAGCGTGTCGGTGATAGTCACGGGCGAAGTTTTGCTGTTCTTGGGAAAAAACTCAAACTTGCCATCCGGAGCAGTACGGAAATCGTAGCCTATTACACCACTTTTGTCTGCTGATGCGGCAATGTATTTTAGGATATCAAAAACAGGTGCTTTGTCATACTCCAGTTTTACGTATGTAGTGTCCGTTTTTTCAATGAGGTCTATCCAGACTTTTCCGTTTGCTACAACAGTGTAAGTATTAGCAAGATTTGTTACCATGGTAACAGTGTTTCCGGCCACAGAATCGACTTCATTGTATTCCCATGCATTGTCATCCTTGATCTTAACAAGCATGCCTGAACTGAATTTTGAACCATCCGCAACAACACAATCTTTCTGGCCGGAAGCAGCATCACTTGTTAAGGCACTGTTCTCTCGGCAATGGTCCAAACCAACGTAATAATCTACAAGGTCCCTACTGACGTTCTCGCCCTTTTGGTTTTCATAAGTTTTCGAGACTGTGCGCCTGAAAATGCGCTCTCCCCAGCATCTACCGGTAAGACGGATGTAGTGTTCAGTAGCCAGAGATTCACATTCAGGGTTTTCAACACGACAAGTAATAATTTGAGGAACATTGGATCCCCTGCCTACGTCAATATGACCATTGGCGCCTTCGTTAATAGGTGAAGTCCCGCTTGGACTATACTTCTTATTCCAATTCTGCAAAAGGCATTCAAAACTGCTAACTTCTTTCGTGCACCCCAAATGCACTCGTAAGTTGATAACATCACCTTGAGGTGGAGTGACCTCACCGAAAACAAGAGCAGCCTTGGGAATTTCAACACTCACTCGACACCCCGCCTATACATCTCATCTTCTCCTGCGCGAATTATACTCCGGGAATGTGTCGGCATTTCAGCAGTTACTTCATTGAAACTTTGAATGCTTGCGGTTGCAGAATTCATGCTATTTGCAAAAGTCCACATGGCAGCTGCAGCCGCAACAATAACCGCGATGCCAACGCCTGTCAGTGCAAGGAAGGTAGCATAAGAAATGTTCAGGGCGTTTTGAGCAGCTGTAGCAATCCAGGATGCGGCAGCATGTATTTTATGGGCTACGGCTGAGGCTATACTTACTGATGCGTTCGCGGATTGAGTTGTTGTGTTCAATGCAACTGCAGCCGTATGCCCTGCCGTGATGGTTGTTAAATAGGATTTAAGACGAATCCACGATGAAGTAATGGTTATTATGGAAAGGATTGTCCTAGCCCATTTTGCACTTTCTTTGTCAACGATACCTAGGTCTCCTGCGAGGCTGATTACTGCAGTGCTTAAGCCAGCAAACGATGTTAATGTTGTGGCTACAGTTTTTATGCTGTCTGCTGTAGTTTCTGAGGCTTCTTTCACCTCTCCAAGCGATACCGTAAACTCATGTGATTGAACAACTGCTCCACTCATGCTAACAGCAGATGCATTAGAAGCCTCCGAAAGATACGCGAAACTGACTGCTGAAGCTTTGATGTCCTCTCCCATTCTTGCGGCGTCTGAGGCAACCCTAATAAATTCAGCACTAGCCTCATTATGAGCTCTTACAGTTACACCTATCTCTCGAAAACTCATAAGCCAGCCTCCGCCTTAGCGTCATCAATACCTTCACAGATTATTTCTTCAAGAACCGGCAAGTACTCTTGAATGGCCGGGTAAAGGTAAGGCCTAGCCCTCATGTAACGAGTGCCAAACTCAACAAACAAGGCATAAGTCGCGTCAGCCCCAATTCGAACAACCCAGTCCTTCACCTCTGCATAAATTCTACTTCTCAGATGTCCAGTTCTCACACGAACAATCTTTTTAGCCAAGGCCTTAACGTCGGCAGCCCAACTAACCAACTTACTATGCACATGTTTTTGCATAGCACTGCCAAAAGTACGCATAGCAGTTTGAAATTCTGTTATGCCTTTAACATCACATTCTATCTCAAGTGCCATGCTCAAACTCAACCGCGCGCCCGCGCCCCCCGCTTGGCTTTATCAATCTCCTCTTGGATCTCCAAGTCAATCTCGTTGATAATTAGGATGAATTGCTGGATGTTTTTGGCTGGCTGTTTTCTAAGCTGCCTT